GGTAGTGAAATTGGTTGAGCTTTTGAAACAGAAAACTAAAATAGAGTTGAAGAGAAATTTGAATAGAATTTTAATGGATTTTGATAATGGTTAAATCCAAATCTTTATTTGATTCAGTTGATAAAGCATTGGATGGGACTCGAATAATAGTAGCGGGAGGATTTCCGGATAATTATAAATCATACGATGAACATTATCCTGAGTTAGGTCCGACCAAAAAGTTATTATATGATTATAAATATCATGGTCTTTCTTGGAGTGGATACAAGAAACAATTTTTTAAATTAATGAAGGGGGCGACGTGCTCAAAGACGAATTAGTGAATTAGCGTTTCGAGTAAGTGTTGGTGAAATAATTACTTTACTTTGTTGGGAGCATCAAGATACATATTGTCATAGGCGTTTAGTTAAGCAATTGATAGAACAGGAATTAAAATGAAACAGGTAAAAATATTTGCTGATTTTCATGTTGGAAATAATTTAGATAGTGAACTACTTTTGGAAGCAATGGAGGCTGCAATTAGAGATGTTCTATATGATAAAAATGCAGAATGGGAAATAGCAAACTTTGGGGATGTAATTGAATCTATAGATGTAAGTAGAATAGGAGACCAGTATGAGTGAACAAGTTTTATTATTTAGTGGTGGAATAGATTCTTATATAGCTTGGCATTATCTTCAAAAGCCAAAGACGGTGTATTTTGATTTGGGAACACCATATAGTCAGTATGAAATTCAAGTGATTAAAGAATTAATTCCAGATACTATTATAGATAGATCTCTTAATCTTGCTTCACGTCAAATTCCATCGCCCGCAGCAGCTCATGTTCCTATGAGAAATTTATATCTTGCTATGTTGGCCTGTAAGTATGGTGATGAAATAATTATTTGTGGCTTAAAGGATGATAAAGTAAATGATAAGACACCAGAAGCTTTTAAGGAAATGTCAACATTATTAACTAATTTTAATGATAAGAAAATATATGTAACAAGTCCATTTTGGCATAAAACCAAAGCTGATATAGTTGAATGGTTTTTGAAATTTTGCGATTCACTTACTGCGTGTGATTCTGAAGCATTACTGAAAACTATAAGTTGCTATACTCCAGATAAAGATGTTGATAATGCAAGATATTGTGGACGTTGCAGTTGTTGTTTTAGAAAATGGAATGCTTTGTATGTCAACGGAATTAAATTACCTTTCTATAATTTTGTTTTGATGAAGGAATACTTAGATAAAGCAAAACATTCAGAATATGAAACAAATAGGTGCACTACTATTTTACATGCTATATTGGAATTTGTACGAGAAGGAAACTATTTACATCTCGGTAAAGAGTATAGAGTTGATATTGATGGTGTGCTAACTAATGAAATAGAAGGTCATGATTATGAAATGCGCACACCAAATCAAAATAATATTGCTCGAGTGAACGATATCTATCAACAAGGTGCGAGAATAATTTTATGGACAAGTAGATATGCTGAAGATGAAGAAATTACGCGAAAATGGTTGAAAGAAAATAAAGTTTATTATGATGAACTTATACTTGATAAGCCTCATTATGATAAAATAATTGATGATAAATGTATCGATTTGGATAGGCTTTAAAATGATTTGGGGAAGAACACATAAGCAGAAGGAAGCTACTAAACGTAAAGTTGGAACTGAGGCTATTAGATTTATTTGGTTTCCTGATCAAATGAAAGATGGAAGGTTGGCTTGTTTGGGCAAGATGTGTTTATAAGTATAGTAGAGGTGCTTTTTATTACTGGTCTATTAAAGAGGTGATTTCTAAACCAGAAGGCAGAAGAGGAGTTATAGCATGAATATATGAATTTATTGCATAAACATCAAAATCCAGATGCTAAGGCTGTAAAAAAGTTTATGCAGAAGCATGTTGATGATGAAGTATTTGTTAGTCGTGCAGCAGTGCTTCGGTCGATATTTGTAATGAGTAAAGCATTAAAAGAATCTAATGGGAGTCAAAATGATTAAAACGATATTGTGGATAATTGCTATAATTTTAATCATTGCTATTGGTCTTGTGTTGGGATGTGCTGGAGGCGTGCTGAGCATACCTGTCTTAATAATACAGGCAGGTTTGAATTGGATTGTTCCTGCTCTTGGCGGGCCAACTTTCACATTTAAGATGACATTGGGGCTAATAATTGTAGTTGGATTAATAGCGGTTATACTTGGTAAATAGAAGAGTAGAATATAGGAGTAGATATGCGTATATATCAAGCTGGAGTAGCCAGCTACGGTTTGAGCTACCCAATTCTTATGGATATGCTTGAGAGAAGAGAAGTTTACACTCTTGAGTCATTCTGGTACACTTCCCGACTAATCAAAGCTTTTGAAAAATATCCCAACTTCAAAATTTTCTTAGACTCTGGAGCATATAGTTGGGATCATCAGATGACGAAGCAGGGAAAGACTGTCACAGAAAAAGATGAGAATGACTATTTAAATAGATATATAGAATTTATTAAGAAGTATGAAGATAGATTATATGTATATGCTAATTTAGATTTTGTAGGTGACCCGGAAAAGACACAAAGGATGCAAGATAAAATGGAAGCTGCTGGATTGCATCCTACTCCAGTTTTTCATTATACTGCTGCTCAAGGAAAGTATGGTGGAGTTCAAGAAGAGCATTTCAAACATTTGAAAAGAATAGTTGAACGATATGATTACTTAGCTCTTGGCGGTGGAGTTAGCGGTGGCTTATTTAGTTATAAGTATATGACATTGTTTGGAAAGAAAGCGTGGAAGATCATTAAGTCCGTTGGAAGACCTATTAAAGTTCACGGATTCGGTTTAACTTCTGTTCCAGTTATGCTTAGATATGATTGGTATTCTGTTGATAGTACCAACTGGATAAAAAGTGCAGCTTATGGTATAGTGTATATGCCAAGATTTCATCCTAAAACTCACGAACCTTTATATCATGAAATTCCAAGACGGTTTGCTGTTTCTGCAGTAGCTAAACATAAAGATACAGTAGCATCACATTATGAAAATGAATTTCAAGGAGACAAAGCTTCACATAAGGAAATTGAAGATTATTTTGAATCTATTGGTATTGATATGGAAAAGATGGAAGAAACTGCAATTGAGAGAGTTTTAGCTAATTTTAAGTATTTTAATAATTTCTTAGAGCATAGGGAAAAGTATTATCCAAATGGCATAGTTGATAAAAAGTCAACTAATAAATTCTTTTAGGAGTTAGTTATGAAATTAAATAGACAATGTTTTCTTGAGCGATTGGAAATGGTGTATCCTGCTATAGCAGTGAATCCTGTTGTTGCTCATTATTCATATTTTAAGATTTCCAAAGGAAAAGCTGATGCAATTGATCGATTGCAAGCATTTAATGGAGTGGTACTAATAGAAACTCAATTGGATGAGGGCATTGAAAATGCCTGTGCTATTCCTGCTGAGCCCTTCTTAAAGTTATTGAGAAGTCTTAATGATAAAGAAATTGAATTAATTTTCAAAAAAGATGAAGTCAAAGTTAAGGCTAAAACAATAAAAGGAACTTTTACAATATTAGATGAAGTTCCAGTAAAAGATATGCCGATTTCAAAAGCTCCTATTGATGATGAAGTAATTCTAAAAGATTTAATTGAGGGATTTAAGGCTTGCGCTTTATATGTTAATAAAGATAAGACGGCTGGTCCATCACGTGGAGTTAGAGTTGACAAAGGTATAGTTGCGGGAACAGATAGTTTTAGAGTAGTTGTGTATCGTTTAGATACTCCTTTATCTTTTACTTGTTCTATTCCACTTAAGTTTATTAATGCAGTATTAAAAAATCAAAGCGAAGTTAAAACTATTGATTATGTTGAGGATATGTGCATTACTGCTACTTTGAATGATGGTACTCAAATTGGGTCATCAGTTTTACTTGGTGAGTATCCACCTATTTTAGATTACTTTCCTGCTTCTAATGATTGTATAAAAGTAGAATTTATTGATGAGGAAATGCTTCTTGCTATGGAGAGGCATGTAACTTTTCTATCTCGAATAGATTTGATTAATAAAGAAATTAATGTTCATATTTTGAATGATAAATGTATTACTCAATCGAAAGATGAATTGGTAGGTGAGTTGATTGATGAGGCAAATGTGGCATCTGATGACCCAGAAGTCGATATATCATTTCCAATTAATCCAATTTACTTAAAAAATATTGTTGGTACTTGTTCCTGTTTCAAATATTTTCCAGAACATGGATTAGTATTACTTGAGGCAGATAAATTATCAATGCCAGATAAAATACGATATTTAACTCAAATATTACGACCTGAATAAGGATTAATTAATGGCTAAAAAACAGCAAGCTTTCTTTATGAGTTCATGGGATAAATATCAAAAAGATAATCCCGAGAAATTTGTAAGGCGAAAAGCGGCTCCAAGAACTGGGACATCAAAAGCATCTACTAAAAAAGTATATGATTGTGAAACTTGCGGTTTGTATAAAAGTTGTAGAAGTCCTAAGATGGAAAGATTTGGGGAAGGCAAAGAAGGAATTTTAATTGTTGGTCAAAGCCCATCTAAAAGAGCAGATAGAGATAATCTTCCAATATCAGGTCCTTCTTTTCGTCTTCTACAAAAAATGATGAGCTACGTTGGCATAGACTTAGATAGAGATTGCTGGATGACAAATATTGTTCAATGCTACGCTGGTTGTGATAAAAAAGGTAAAGATAAAGACCCTTCAAAGAATCAGTATAAATGTTGCAGAGATAGATTATTAAAAGATATTGAAGAGACTAAACCTAAGTTAATTATATGTTTTGGTGCTCCAGCAATAAACGCTGTTATAACAACTGACCATTTAAAAGGTTTCACAGCTAATCAAATGCATGGAAAAGTTGTACCCTATCATAAATTTAATTGTTGGGTAGGTTGCTCTTTTCGTCCTGAGTTTTACGCATTTAGAAAAACTAAGAAAACTAAATATCCTGATGATGAAATTATTCTTGGATATGATTTAGCAAATATAATTTCATATCTTGATCAACCTTTGCCGCAGCCTTTAACTACGGAGGGAAATGTTTGTGCTGATACGGTTCAATCAGCTCTTGATTTTATTGAGGGTTTTACTGATACTAATAGGCCAACGGCTTTCGATTATGAGTCAACTGGATTTTATCCTTGGATAGAAGGAGCAGAATTACTTTCAATATCTGTGAGTGATAATGTGGATTTGGGAGTATTTATTCCTTTGAAATTAAATCGAAGTGATGGTTCTCCTGTTTTTGATGATAGACAACAACATATAATTTTAGAAGCTTGGAAAACATTCTTAAAAAGTAGTACTCCAAAAGTAGTACAGAATGTTAATATGGAAGAAATATGGAATAGGATGTGGATACATCAACGTTCCAGTAATATTATTCATGACACGATGGTCGCAGCTCATGTGATAAATAATAATTCATATACTACTGGCTTAGGTTTTCAAGCATATATGTTAACTGGACATGATTACAAAGGTATGATTGACATTAGAAAATTAGCAGAAGAGCCTATAGAAAAGACTTGTGATTACAATGGATGGGATTCAAGATATACTTTGTTGTCTTATGAAAATCAAAAGAGAATGTTAGAGGAGGATCCAAGATTAGAAGAGTTTTATAAATTTTATCATCAAGGTGCTTTGGAATTAGTGAATCTACGTGAGCGTGGAAATAAAATTGATTTGAAGTTTTTGAAGGAACTTGAGGATAAGTATTTGAGGGAACGAGAAATAAGGATGCAAGAGATGCGTTCACTTGAAGGTGTTCGTAAATATGAAGAAGAGTTTGATTGTGAATTTAATCCTGATTCTACAAAGCATCTTCGATACATCATGTATGATTACTATAAGTTAGAAAAATATAAAATGACTTCAACTGGAGGTTCAACAGATAAAGAAACGTTGGGTATTATTCTCGAGAAGACAGAGAATAAGGATGTTAAAAAATTAATCAAAGCTCTTATGCGGTTTAGAAAGACGTGTAGTTTAACAGAGAGGGTGACTAATTATAGAAATGTTATGGATTCTAAAGGCTATGTGCATCCTTCTTATAACTTAAATATGGCTGATACATATAGGTCTTCTTGTTGTGATCCAAATATTCAAAATGTATTTAAGCATGATAAAGAGCTTATAATATTTAGGAAAGCTATCGTTCCATCTACTGGAAGAATATTATTGGAAGTTGACCATGCGGGCATGGAAGTTAAAGGAATTGCTATGGCCTCTGGTGATCCCGAATTGATTCGACAAATCAAGGAAGGAGTAAAATGGACAAAAGCTCATCCAGAAGGTGGGAAGAATCCTTGGGATACTCATTATAGATGGGCGGCAAGAGTATATTCAAAGCCAGTAGATGAGGTAACTAAGGATGAAAGGTATGTTGGAAAGAATGGATTTGTATTTCCAAGTTTTTATGGTTCAATAGATAAGGCTGTTGCACGTTCATTTCCAAAAATTTCAATGGAGCATGTATGCCAAGTTCAGAAAGAATTTTGGGAAGAGTATCATTATGTTAGAGAATGGCAAAATAAAGTAATTCATGACTACTTAAAGAATGGATATGTCACAGCATTGAATGGTTGGAGAAGAGTTGGGCCACTGACTATTAATCAGCTATATAATAATTTAATTCAAGGTGTTTCTTTTCATGTTCTTTTGCAGGCATTGATAAAAATAGGTATTGAGTTTAAGAGAAGAAAGCTTATGACAGAAGCCAATTCTGAGGTACACGATTCTATTTTATTCAATACTGTGCCAGAAGAACATGAAGAAGTAATCAATGTAGCTACGGAAATAATGTGTTCTAAGCATTATGATTTTCAGCGAGATATTCCTTTGGGTGTTGACTGGGAAATAGGATTAAGGAATTGGTATGATATGCGTCCAATTGAAATTAATAATTCTGGTAAGTTTGTAGATATTGATGAAAGTAGGATTAAACTTGAAGATTTTATCTTTTCAACATAATATTTCCGAAGTAGAATAGTTTTATTTGTATAATAATATTGGGAAGAATATAAGTTTGTATGAGGAACGAATATGTCATTATATCAGGAAGTTAGACCAGATAGTTTAAAGGATGTAGTAGGAAATTCAAGTACTATTGGTGGGCTTAATTCTTTGATAAGAAAACCTTCTACTGCTCGAAATCATGCCATACTTTTAAAAGGTCCATCCGGTTGTGGTAAGACAACTATTGCCCGCATTTTAGCTAAGGAATTTGGCTCTACAGGCGATTCCACATTTGAGTATAATGCCGCTAATACAAATGGAATTGAAACTGTTCGAGAAGTAGCTCGGACAGCTCATTTGACAGCAGGGTTTGGGTCAAAGGTTAAAACTTATATTTTTGATGAGTCACATGAACTTACTGGAAAAGCACAGGAAGCTCTATTAAAAGTATTAGAAGACAGTCCAGACCATTGTTATTTTATCTTTTGCACAACAAGCCCTGAAAGTTTAATTACAACTATTCATAATAGATGTGATAAGTTTACAGTTGAATCATTAGTTAAAAGTGAAATAAAAGAAGTATTGCATAGAGCTTGCAAGATAAAGAATTGGAAAATTTCTCCTGAAGTAATAGAAGCAGTAGCATTGACTTGTGAAGGTTCTCCAAGAGCTGCCTTAGTTTCATTGGAGCTTGTTTCTGAAATAGAAGATATTAATACAGTGCTGGAACTTTTAGTAAATGGAACGGAGAGAGATAAGAACGTATTGGATTTGATGAAACTGTTGGTATCAGCTCCTGCCATAAGAAAAAAGAAATGGAAAGTAATTTTACAAATATATAATGCAATTAATTCAAATAGTGAAGTTGTTAGAAAATCTATATTGACTTTTTTATTCAATAAGATGCTGAAGTATGATAATGTAGAAGATGTTCAGGATATAGCTCATTTGATATCAATCTTTTCAATAAATACTTTTTATGGTAAAAAACCGCAGCTTGGATCTTTACTTGTAAGGGCTTGTTTTGAAACATGGGGTGATTAAAATGGATGGTGTACAAAATATAATTTATGAGGATTTACAGAGACTTGCTGATGCAGTTGAAGAGGGTAAGTTTGGTGTAGGAGATAATTTTGATAAAGATGCTTTTGAGGCAGCTTTTAGTGATGAAGTATTGATACATGCGTATGTGTATGAAACAGAAACAGAAAATTAGTGGGAGACAAAGAGATGAACAAGAAAGTAAGTAATGTGTTGTTGGTGTTGGTGTGCCTGATAGGAATGTTAACTCCTGGATGTTCTTGCAGGAATAATTTTGTTCCAGAAGGGCATGAAGCGTATCATGTTAATAAACCATTGATGTTTGGTAAACAAACATTTGAAGGTACTGTAGTTGGTCCTTCGTCTACTGGGATAACTTGGAGATTATTTTACTTCAGTTTTGGATATGCGTCCGGATACTCATTCTGAAGATTATAAAATAACTTCAAAGGATGATCTTAATGTAACGTTTTCTTCTCATATTATTGTTTCATTAAGACCTGGCAGCTGTAAGGAAGTAGTTGATGACTATGGCGGCGAAGATTGGTATGCAAGAATATTTCAAGAACCAAGTAGAACAGTTGTTCGGGAAGCAGTGAGAACACATGATGCGTTTGATATTAAAACGGAAAGTGCAGATATAGGTGCATCAATTCATGAAACGCTAACAGTCAAATATAAAGATACACCATTTATTGTTGAATCTGTTTCTATAGGTAACATTGATTATCCTGATAAAGTTATGGAAGAAATAGAGAAGAAACTTGCTAAAGAGCAAGCACTTGCGGCCATGGATTTGAGAGGCAGATTGCTGAACAAAAAGCTGAGATTCGAATTATTGATGCTAATGGTATTGCAGAAGCTCAGAGGATAATTGATAAAACTCTTACGCCAAATTATCTTCAGCATGAAGCTATTGAGAATCAAAAGGTCTTAGCTGGTAGTCCAAATACAACTGTTATTTACATTCCGGTTGGCCAGAGCGGCATTCCTTTGGTGAGAAATATTGATGCTGATGAAATTAAGAAAAAATAAAAAGAAATTTAACTTTGGAGGTAGTATTAATGGACAAAAGTAGAGCACAAGCGCTTGAAGATGGCGCTAATATGAGTACCGGTGGTGTCAACTTTGATTATGTTGATACAGCTAAGTTAGAAAGGATGGGCTTAGTTAAGTATAACACTAAGAAGCCCAATGGTGATAATTTTATACGAATAGTAGCTCCAAGTTCAACTGGTCCGTTTGCACAAGAAATATGGATGCATACTAAAGTAGGTGCACAAAAAGCTACATTTTTATGCTTAAATAAAATGTTTGGTGAACCTTGTGCTATATGTGACCATCAAAAAGATATGAGACAAGATGGAGTAAGTGCTGAAATTATCAAAGAACTTAATCCAGGCCATAGATTTTTCATGTATGTAGTAGATACTACAAATGCTGATACTGAGGACGAAGGCGCAAAATGGTTTGATTGCCCAGTTTCAATTTACAAGAATGTTTGTACTTTATCTAAGGATAGAAGAACTGGTCAAAGTTTTGATCCTACTGACCCAGTAGATGGAAGAGATGTTGAGTTTGTTAGAAAGGATGGAAAACGAACTGAATACACAGGAATGCGATTAGTTCCTACTAAGCCAATTCCTAAAAGTTGGTATGAGGATTTACCTGCCTTTAAAGAAGTTCTATTAATTCCTACTTATAAAGAAGCAATGGAAGCTGTATCAGGTCAAAGAGCTGCAAAAGAGGAGTCTTCCAGAGATTCTCGAAGAGATGATGATAGAGGTTCTCGAAGAGAGTCAACAAGAAGAGATGATGATAGGGGTTCTCGAGATGTGCCGGAGGATGAAGTAGATGATAATGTTCGCGGTTCTCGTAGAGAAACTTCTCGCAGGGAACAGCCTGATAGAGAAAGAAGTCGAGATAGTAGTGATTCTCGGAGAGATGTCAGTCAAGAAGATGCTGTAAGAGCCAAATTGGATGATATTCAGAATCGTAAGAGAGAGCGTAGCAGAGAGGATTAAGTATGAACAATGACCAGATGCTTGAATTTCTTAGAGAGAAATTGCCAATAAATCAGTTTGATTTAGATAGGGAAAATAGTTTTCAATCTGTATTATATGATCAAGCTGGTGAATGGGTTGCTGGTGTTCGGGCTGAAGCTAAGGTTGCTAAAGAACATATTGATTTTGTTAAGGCCGACCTATCACTTAAAATTAGGAGAGATCCTGCAGCATACGGATTATCAGAGAAGAAAAATACAGAGGGAGCTATTAACTCTGTTATAGTTACACATCGCGACTATCAACAAGCTATTGCTGATTCTATTGATGCGGATAGAATGGCATATGAGGCTTCTATTCTTTTAAATGCGATAGAGAAAAGGTCGTCGGGCATTAGTAATCTTGTTCGACTATTTGTTCGAGCTTATTACTCCAGTGATAATCCTGTTGGTGACCAAGAGTGGCGAGATTCAGAAGAGGCAATAATGGCTCTAAGAAGGAAGAGACTTATGGAAGAAGATCAAATTCAGGATGACATAGAGGAGATAGATGGTGAAAGCTGAGGATTGGGATTTTGATAAATATATACCAAATCTTGAAGACTTAAAAGCTATTCAAAAAGAAAGAGAAAGATGGTTTAGATTTTGTGATAAACTTCAAATGAATCCTATTGAGGAATCTACCAGTAGTTTTGATGCTGGTTTTTGGAGAGGTTTAACTTGGTGCATGGCCAAGCATGATATTAAGAAAAAAGTTAAGGATAAGGTAAATGAGTCCAAAAAGAAAGAAAGATGACATAGAAGAAGTATCTAAAAAGGCATCTGAAGTTATTGATCTTGCTGCTGTTGAGGAATGGTGTCAAACTGGGTGTACTGTTTTAGATTTAGCTATTGCAAATGTATTTCCTGGCGGCATTCCAATAGGAAGGATAATAACCTTTTATGGCGGAATGAGCACTTGTAAATCTGTTTTGGCAGCTACTATTCTTGGTTACGCTCTTCGAGGTGGCAAGGAAGCTCATTATGGTGATGTTGAACATACTCTTGATGATAGGTTTGCTCGAATATATGGATATGAATCAGAAAAGAGTGTGATTAGCTATCCAAATACTTTGGAAGAAATGTTTGATGATTGGATTGCAGGATGCGTATATTCAGATGTTAAAAAGAAGATTATGAATATCAATCCTAAAGTGTTAGTAGTGGATAGTGTTTCAGCTTTGCCAGCCGCAATTGAATCTGAAAAGAGAATGGATGAAGGTCAAGCCAGAGCTCCAAGAGCGAAACAATTGTCATTAGGATTTAGAAAGTATATAAAGGCTCTTTCTGAAAGTAACACAACTTTAGTTTTAATAGATCAAACAAGAACTAATATGAATTCTCCTTTTGGTGGAGAATGTGTTTCAGGAGGCAAAGCTCCAGAATTTTATCCATCAGTCAGAGTTTATCTTAAACATGATGGCAAAGTAATTAATAGTTCCAAAAAGGTAATTGGCATTTGGACAAAATTTAAGATTACTAAAAATAAAGTTGGTCCTCCATTTAGAGAAGGTAGATTTAAGATTTTGTTTGATTACGGGCTTGATGATATTTCTTCTAATTTATACTTCCTTAGTGAAGTACAAAATGGTCCAGATGCAGCTAAAAAGAAGTTAACAAAAATTAATCTTTTTGGTGAAGACCATAAACTTTCATGGTGGGTGAATCATATAGAAGAAAATAATTTAGAGGAGGAATTAAGAAAAGAAGTACATGAAGTTTGGAAAGTAGCTTATACACCTGAGGTAAGAAAAATAAGAAAATATGTATGAAGTAAGGGTTGAAAAATGAGAAGTCGTATAATAATAGTTTTACTTAGTATTATTCTGTGTTTATTTAACACAGTTGCATCTGCAGTACCCGTAAATGATATTCGAACAGTTGTGGAAGCTCCGGGAGTTGGAACATTAGTATTGCATCAGGCACAAACACAACTTTCAGGTGACACACCCAATGTTGATTGGTGGTATGGTTGTTCTCCAACTGCTGCTGGTATGTGGGCAGGATATCATGATAGAAATGGATTTCCAAATCTTATACCTGGCGGCGTTGCTGAATTAGATACGTTTCCTTCTACAGCCGGCTTGTGGGAGTATGCTATTCAAGATGCAATAGCAAGTCCAGAGCATGCCTCTGATTTTTATGGTGGCGGCTATAATGCTTCAGGAGATGATAAATCTCCCTGGAAGCATGTGTATCAAGGATATAATCAGGGATTGCATCAGTGGATAGAATTGCCAATAGGTGGCACTAACAATATTACTGAAATACGCACACGTGGTTTTAACAGTGATTATGAAAATAGGCCGGTATATGTTTGGGAAGTGCAAGCTTGGGATGTACAAAATCAGACCTGGGTTTCGCCTACCGCACATCAGGATTATGGAACTTGGATGGCTTGGACTAATGAACACATGGCTCACGATGGTCAAGTGGGAACATCAGCAGTAGCTCCTACAATGACATTGAGGACTTGGACAGAATTTTTAGGTTTGAAGTATCCGAGTGGCGTTGATACAACCAAGATAAGATATTATGGTCGTAGATGGCTCGACGGTGATGATGTTGATTTTGATGTTAAAATACCAGCACAAGGTTCTCGTACTTTGCCTAATTTTAATTGTCTCGCCGATTATATGGGCACCTCTCAAGATAATTTAAGTTCTCAATTTGGTGGTAATTCTAATGGTGCTACATCATTCTTTTTTCAAAACGATAACTCAAGATTTGATGCTGCAGAAGCTCAATCTCTTGGCCACGATTATTACAATATGTCTGGTATGTTTGGTATTTTAGAATATATTGAAGCTCGTGGTTACTATGCTGAAGCAATATTTAATCAATATATTGCAGGATACGGTGGTGCATCTGGAGGTTTTACTTTTGATGAATATAAGTCTGAAATAGATTCAGGTAATCCAGTTTTAATTCATGTTCAAGGTCATAGTATGATTGGCTATGGATACGATCCTGGAACATCCACTATTCATGTTTATGATACTTGGAGTCCGAATGGACAAAATCCTGGAACGATGTCATGGGGCGGAACATATCCTCACAGTTCTGGAAATTTACAACATTATGGCGTTACAGTAATTCATCCAATGGTTCCAGAGCCTTCTACAATATTTATTCTTGGACTTGGTGTTTTATTTATGCGTTTTGATAAGAGGAGAAAAAGAGTATGAAACGATTGTTTATGCTACTAATTATTTTGTTGACATTTCAAATTTGTCAAGCGATGCCAATATTACAAGAACATTATAATTATAATGATGGCATGTCTCCTGACATAAAAGCTGTTATTGGTGATTATCATTGGGAAGCACAAACTTTTACGGCTGGCCAAGATTATACTATACAATCTATAAAGTTTTTAGTTTCAGCTGAAGCTGATGTAAGTACAAAAACTATTACAGGTCGTATTCGAGATTATGGTTTTGATTTAAGTGGTGCGGATTTGTGTATTGGAACTTTATCAGGAGCTTCTATAGGGATAGGAGATGCAAATAAAAGCTGGCAGGAAATAGATTTTGGTGCAAGTGGTGCAAATCTAATAGGTGGTAATAAATATGGTATAGTTTTGAGCAGCGATGATGCTTCTGCGAATATAAGATTATGGGTAGATTTTACAAATCCTTCATATTTAGAAGGGGCACGGATTAATTCAAATGATTATGGAGTAAGTTGGTTTCCTCCTTTGTCTGGCCATGACCTTGCATTTGAAACTTATGCTGTACCTGAGCCAGCTACAATATTTATTCTTGGGATGGGAGCTGTGATTACAAGAGTGTTTAGAAAGAGAAGGCCGTGAAATATTTACTTACAGATATTAAGAGTTTGATTATGAATCATTGGGATTGGCAAGTATTTTTGATGGGATTATTTGTAGGAGTACCTATTGGAGCGGCTTGTCTTTTTTTATTTTTAAGATATATACTTTAAGTTAGGAACAATATGAAAATTTATGGAATGGATTTATCGCTTGATCACGCAGGAGTAGTATCTCTTAATAAGGAAGGAGTAGTTACAAATTATCTTTATACTACAACATCTAAAAAATTAGCGTCTGTTGATTCAAAGCATTCATATCTTCTTAGTAAAAAGTCTAAAGATGAATCTAAAGATGTTTTTCGCCTTAGACGAATGGCTGAAATTGCTGTAGCATTGTTGAACTTTGATAATGGCTTTTTTTATAAAGTGACTCCTTCCACTTATACTTCTATTGAGGGATATGCTTATTCATCTCAAACTACTTCAATATGTCAAATAGCGGAACTTACTGGATTTCTAAAACATATGATATTTGAAGGAGGAGGCAATATTAGAATTCATGACCCTTTGACTGTAAAACTTTTTGCTGTAAATACTGGAAAATGTTTGAAAAAGGATATAGTGGAGAAGGCAAGAATAGCTTTTAATATTCCAGAAGAGTTGATAAAGAAAAAGAAGATAAAGAAAAAGAAGGGAGATGAACCAATTGAAGAGTATGATGGACCTGCCACAGATTTAGCGGACGCATATTTTTTAGCAAGGATGGTTCAAACAGAATTAAAGCTTAGGAAAGGGCAAGTCACATTGGCTGAGCTACCTGAGAATGAAAGAAGAATATTCCTTCGAGTTACAAAAGCGTATCCAGTAAATATTCTGGATAGACCATTTATATGTAAAAATCAGGAGAAATAAATGTACGATCCATCAGTGATGTATAGTAGTAATGATTTTAGATTATTAAATTCAAATGAATTACTCACAATGTTTAGAGAGGCTAAGATAGTTGTAGCAGAAGTTCAAGGAATTAAGCTAATTAAAAAAGTACAAAAAGATATAGCAAATATGCGTGTACTGCTTAATGGTTTTGATGCTGTTCATAATGAGGAACAGAATGTTAGATAAACTTTCATTATCAAATTTTAAGACACACAAAGATACTGTGCTTGAATTTTCGCCAGGAATAAATGTTATTACTGGAGATTCTGGCCACGGTAAAACAAATATTTTGTGGGCTTTGAATTGGGTATTGAATGATAGGCCACGTGGGAAAGGTTATATAAGAAGAGGACAAAATGGAGCTATCGTAAGTTGTGATGTTCAGGATAATGATGTAAAGAGTAGTGTGACCAGAACAAGAAATAAACATGAAAATAGTTATGTTATAGAACAAAATGGAGTAAAGCAAGACCCACTTACTACTTTTGGTAAGGATACTCTTGCTTTAGTTTCATCAGTGCTTGATATGACTGATATAAATGTTCAGAAACAACGTAATCAACATTTTCTTGTTTACTCACCACCCGGTCAAGTTGCTGCATTTATTAGGTCTATAACAAAATTAGATGAGATTGATGAAGTTTCTAAAATTATAGCAAGTGATATTCGTACTGAAAAAAATGAAATAGCTCATCAAAATATAAAACTTGAGAATGTTACTAAAAAATTGGAGGCAATAGATGTTATTAATCTTGATCAGTTGGCTATCAAAATAGAAAAAGCTAAAGCTTTGACTTTGAAAATTGAACGAGTAAAAAAGAAAAAAGAAAAGATAGAAAATATTGTTAAAGTTCTTAAAATTTTGGAAGCAAATCAAATATATATTCCTGATGATGTTCATTTATTATTTAATAAATTTGAAAGATACTCTGAAACAGCGGCTGAACTATTTAAGCGTAAGAATAAATTAAGAACTTTATTAGATAATTTAATGGAGTGCGAGAAGAATCAAATACATATTCCAGAAGATGTTAATTTATTATTTGATAAGGCTGAAAAGTATTCTAAATTAATGGTTGAGTTATCTAAACATAAAGTTAAGTTGGAAGATTTATTGATAAAAATAAAAGAACTTGAAGCAAGTGATATAATTCTTCCAGAGAATCTTGAAGTAGTTTCTACGGCAAAAGATACTTTACAAAAGTATATTGATACAGAAAAGAAAATAGAAACTATTTTTGATTTATTTGAAGATATAAAAGAGGTTGAGTCAAAGATTAGTAATAGTTCTGCTTCTTCTGTTAAAGTAGAAGCTGAAAAAAGAGAACTTGAAGAGCAGCTTGAAGAATGTCCAGAGTGTGGAACAACTTTAACAGAAGAATCAAAGAAGACTTTGTTGGGAAGATAAAATGCTACTTGGAATATTTGGAGATTTACATCTTACAAATAGAGCTCCTGAGAATCGTATAGATAATTATTGGGAAACTCAAAAATGGAAATTGTGTAAATCTTTAGATATTTTTAATAAAAAGAGTGTTGATTTAGTTATAGAGACTGGCGATTTTTTTGATACTACTACGGTGGCAGATAGAGTTAAATCTGAGACCATTCAACTCCTTTTAGCGAATGAGTTTTACAATCAAAATAGAATATGCTGTGTTTATGGTCAGCATGATATTTCTGGACATTCAAAATTTACTTTACCTAATAGTCCATTGGCAGTTTTACAATCAGCAAGAGTTGTTAAGATACTTAATGAGAAGCCTTGGAAAGTTAGTAGGCGAGATATACATCCAGAAGATATAGTGAGAGATCCTTGTTTTTTATATGGGGCTTCTTTTGGAGAAGGTGTTCCTAAGCCAGAGAATTCAGAAGCTTATAATATTCTTGTAACTCATAGAATGATAGGTGATAAAGCTTTGTGGCCAGGTCAAGTATTAACTGGTCCGAGGTCATTTCTTAGAAAGAATCCCAAATATAATCTTATTATTTGTGGTGATTATCATTATAGATTTGTTGAAACTTGGAATGGTAGAACAATAATTAATCCAGGTGCTTTAGTTAGAAAAACGAGAAGTAAATTTGATTTGGAGCATAAGCCAGCAGTTGTAATATTCGATACAGATACAAGTGAAGTAGAAATTATAGAACTTGGTGCAAAACCTATCGAGCAAGTATTTGATCTTACACGGCCACCTGAAAAGAAAGATAATCAAATACTTGTTGAACTTGTTGAGAAATTAAGATTGAGTGGAAAGAAGTTATCGGGTTGGAAGCATTTTTTAATTAAAGTTCTTGAAGAAAGAAATTCAAGGCAAGAAATTAGAGATATTATTGATGAGCGTTTGGATAGAGTAAGAAATGGAGTTAAGTGATGTCAGATATAATTGAACGTATAAAATTAAAGATAAAAAAGATTGAGCAGTTTCAGCGGGAACAAGCAAATCAAGAGGGGCAAAAAGAACAACTTCTCAAGCAATTAGAAGAAGTGTCTGGAACGTCTTCAATCAAAGAGGCGGATAAAGAGTTAGGAAATTTAGGAAAGGAGCTCATTGAGTATGAAGAATTACTTGAAGATTTGGATAATCAAATGGGTGAAATCATATCGAACGCGACACCCAAGCAAGACGATTCGTAAGCAAGCGAATAATCGAGCTATGATGGGACGAGCAATCCTTAAGAAAGATGTTTTTACTCAGAAAAAATATTGGGTTTCTTGGGGCGCTAATGATAATAATGAAGTGAGTTTTAGTGCTGGCCAACCTCTTGTATTTCCTCCTGAGGGTTTGCCAATAGGTACTGAAGTATATCTTTTACCACCAAAGGATTAATATGAAAAAATTTCGATGTGAAACTTGTGATTTATCATTTAAGTCGGCTCATGAAATGCGAGAACATTTTAAGTCTTATGAGCATAGAGCTAAAGGAGATTTTGCAAACGTTGATGCTATGTTGAATAAATTTAGTGAATTACTTGGAGGGTCAAATAATGAACCTGACAAAGTATGAAACTTTTTTAAATGATAAAAAAGCTGAAAAAAGATTATTTGAAGAAGACATTAAATTTCTTCAAAGTGATATTGCCAAGCGGTCTGATTATCTTTCAGCACTTGATGAAGCTCTTGACGTGTTGAATGTTGTTGGTATTTTAGTTCAAGAAGAATTTCAAGAAGTAGTAGAAATTTTAGTTACCGATGCTCTCAGATTTATATTTGGAGATAATCATTCATTTGAAATAGATAGCATAATAGCACGAAATCAGCCCGAAGTTCATATGTTCATTGTTATAGATGGTGAAAGATTTTCTCCAGAGGATAATGAACTTAGTGGTGGACAAGCTAATGTTGTTTCTTTTGCTCTTAGAGTAATAATGTGGGCTATTCAATATGATAGGACAAGGCCTACTTTAATTTTTGATGAGCCTTTTAGATGTTTGCATGGAACAGATAATGCTTCATCTATAAAAGAAATGATTCAATATCTTTCAAAAACATTGAATTTGCAATTCATTATTATAACTCAAGATGAAGAATTAACAAATGCAGCTGATATTTCTTTTTTGGTCAGAAAGGAAAAAGGAATAAGCAAAGTTGAAGTTTTGGAAAAGATAAAGGAATATAAAGATGGAGTATAGGTTCAACGAAGTTTTAGATGCATCGAGAATAGAAGACGCAATGATAAGTATGGCAAAGGAAATATACAAGATAGGTTCACCATTGGCTATTATTGCTATATTGAAGGGTGGAGCTTATGCGGCTTATGGAGTGCTAAAACTTTTGAATGCAATGGCTCTTGAAGATTTAGGAGTATTCGATGTTGTTATAGGACATATAGGTCTTGAATCTTATGGTAATGGTACAAAATCAAGCGGCGAAGTTAAATTGATGACGCCTTTGGATCTATCGAGGAAGTGCATTAAAAATCGTCATGTTGTTATAATTGATGACTGTATAGAGACGGGTAAAACATTTGATGAAGCTTGGAAAATTGTTAGGGGATATAATCCATTATCAATGCAGACGGCGGTTTTAGTAGATAAATCAATACTTAGATTACAGACTGGTGCACACAGGCCAGAAATTGTTGGATATACATACTCGGGTAATGGTTTTTTAGTAGGTTGTGGAATGGGAGCTGGTGAAAGATATCGTGAGCTCTCAGGATTATATGAACTTGAGGAGGTTTAATAATGTATAGGATTAGGAAAACGTTTGAAATAGCGGGTTCTCATAAATTAGATTTACCTTATGAAAGTAAATGCTGCAATCAGCATGGTCATAATTGGATTATCACAATTTATTGTCAATCGGCAGAGCTTGATGAGAATGGTATGGTAATTGATTTTACTAAAGTTAAAAAGCTCATTCATGATAAGTTGGATCATAAATGTTTGAATGATGTTCCTGGATTGTGTAAATCTGAGCCAGTTCAACATATTGCTCCAGATGTGTCAAAAGGCTTTAATCCTACTGCTGAGAGAATTGCTGAATGGATATGTATGCAAATAGATTGCTGCTATGCGGTTGAAGTGCAAGAATCAGAAGGTAATGTTGCTATTTATCAAGACGAGGGCTTTGGATTAGATGGATAATTTATTTTGGGCATTAGAATTTATTTCTTCAGCTTTAGTAATAGTAACTTTGTATTTGATAGGGCGAAGTTATAAATGGTGGATTGCATATGCGGCTAACAGTATTTTATTTGCAGGCGTTGCGATATATAATGAAACATACTGGTTTGCTCTTATGGGTTGTTGTTTGTGCGTAACTGCTATTAGAAATTATTACATAGCTAAAAAGAAAGAGGCATTAAATGAAAACTCCATTTCATAGTGAGAAAGGTGAGTTAGTTTTTCCATATCGTCCATTGAGAGATATAGCTTTTGTTTGGCCAACTCCACCTCCAAAATTTATAGGGAAGGAGCAAATTATTCATTTGCCAGAAAAGTATAGAAAACGACGGCATGATGGCATTTGTGTTATTTTGGCGGTTGGAGAAGGCTTTATGGATGGTAAAGGTAAAAGACATATTACTCCATCAGAATTAAAACCAGGAGTTTCTGTTGCAGTTGATATGAATGTTCCTTGGGGAATGTATGTAGATGGTATGGATAATAAGAAGCACTACGTGATTATCTGCGGTACAGAGGATATTAGAGGGATTGTAGAGGGATAGAAATGAGTACTTCCATAGAAAAGTTTGAGTGGGAAAATAAGACCAGATTGTTATATTTTAAGCATAGAGGAGACGTGTCTCGAATACTTGCAGAACTCAGAACTACGTTTGCTGATGTTGAAAATGTGAATGAAAGATTTACTGCAGCTTTTGTTAATAAAATTATAGCAAAGTTTAAGAGAGAAGAAAAAAAGAATAGTCCTTTTGTTGCTACTTGGATTATGCAATATATATTTATGGGGACAAAACAGAGAGAAGTAAATTGGCAAACTGATGTAGATATATTAGATGAATTTGGTTTTGTGTATCGGTCGGGTTGTTGTGATGCTGCTACTGATATGCGTCCGAATCATGAAGGAGAGATGGCCTTTATATGTTTGAAGTGTGATAAAATATGCAATGCATACCGAAAACCAGATCTCGAGATACTTGAATTTAAAAGGAAGCTTAGAGTTGAACAAAGGAATGATGAAGCTGCAATAGTTCAAGCAATAGATAAACTTGGGTTTGGCGGAGAGAAGCCACCAGTTATTAAACAATATAATAACATAGTTCAAGTTCCGCAGGCTCCATCAAAAAAGAAGAGAATTAAATCAGTAGAAGTAAAAAATCTACCGGAGAGTGACCAGACTTTAGTAAAGAATTTAGATGATATGGATCCTCGAGATAGGGAAACGGTTCGGAAACAATTAGAGAGAATAAGAAGAGACGAAGTTGGTGACGGTTGGCCAGATGAAGAAAAGTGATAAAAAAATTAATAAAATTGATAGAATAGATACTGTTTCAAAAGCTGCATTTGCCAAAGACTATGCAGAGATGCCTGTTCCTATTGGTACGTTTTTGTCACATCCAAATTATTTAGGAAATATTACTAAGGGTGGAAATTCAGTGTTTCCTTTTTGGAGACGTGTCTTATCTGATATAGCCATAGATGATACCAGGTATTTGCAAGTTTTTACTGGAGCGATTGGAATAGGTAAGACTTGTACGGCTATCGCTGCTATTTGTTATGGGATGTATAGAGTATTATGTCTTAAAAATCCATGGGATTATTTTGAAAAAATTGGTGGTGGTAAAATAGCTATAGTTTTCTTTAACTTAACTTTGAATATAAGCCAAGGAAAAGGTTTTAATCTTCTTCAATCTTATTTATTGTCATCGCCGTGGTTTAGAGAAAGAGGAACAGTAGGCGGCTCAAAGAAAAATCCAAGGCTTGATTTTCCAATTTTTGAATATGTATCTGGTTCACCTTATGCAAAGGGTTTTGGATTTGTTGGGCAGGATGTTTTGTTTGCTATTATGGATGAGGTTGACTCTGAAACAGAATCAGAAAAACAAAAAATTAGAGTTCTTGAAGCTTATGAAACTACAATTGCAAGGTTTGAATCCAGATTTGTTAGAATAGGTGAAAATTCTGATAAAGGTGAAACATTAGGACGATTTTTCCTTTGTGCATCAAAACAAGAGAAGATGTCGTTTTTGAATACCTTCATTGTTAAAAATCAAAATTCACCTATAATCAATATTGTGGATGCTCCACTCTGGGAAGTTCGAGTCGATTTAAATTTCTCTGGAGTAAAATTTCCAATTATGTTAGGAGATTTATATAGTCCTTCTAAAATTCTTGGTAGGTTAAGAGTTCCCGGTGATATTAGTAAAGGGTTTGAAGTTGATGAACATGCTATGAGAGTGGCTCAAAGTCAAGGATTTGAAATAACGTATGTACCTATTGAACTCTTAGAACGTTTTCAAAAAGATATGGTGGGTAATTTACGAAGGCTTGCAGGAATATCAGTTAATCAACTTAGGAAGTCAAAACTATTTCCATCTGAGCGACTTATATTAGATTGTTATGATCCACTTAAAAAAGACCCAGTTAGTATGTTAACTATTGAGTGTGGATTTAATGATGATTTAGATCTTACGAGATATATAGATTTTAATTTAATACGTATTCCGAGACATAGGCCAAGATACATTCATGTGGATATAGCTTATGCAGGAGGTGGAGATGCTTTAGGAATAGGCATGTCTTGTATAAGTGGTTGGTCTGATAGAACTGTTGAAGACCTTCTTGAAGGAGGAGAATTACGAATAGAAAAACTTCCAATCATTGAAACAGATTTTGGAATGAGAGTAAAGGCAAGACCCAATGATAAAATTCCATTATCAAAGATTAGAAAATTTATTGTAGATCTTAAAGTAAGATATGGATTTAATATAAAGTTAGTGACTTATGATTATGATGCACTTAGTGAAGAATCAAAACAAATTTTAGAACGAATTGGAATGGCTGTTGCCAGTCAATCATTAGATAAGAATCCACAAAAATATAGAAGTTTTAGAAATTTGTGCGGTGAGCGTAGATGGTGTTGTCATAGGAATGATTATTTACATTTTGAATTAGTTAATTTAGAGGATGACTCGGATAAAAATAAAGTAGACCATCCAGAAGAAGTTGTGCAAGTGGAAATTTTAGGAGATGGTACTCAAGAAGAAAAAGTATATAAGGGTAGTAAGGACATGAGCGATGGTGTTGTGGGCTCAGTCATGAGTGCTTTGGAGGATTCAGGAGCTCCTGCACCAAGAGAATTTATTGATTTAGTAAAAGAAATTATAGCTAAACCACAAGGAACTCGTGCAATAAGTAATCTTGTACAAATAGATAGAGCTCGTCCCAGCAAGCCAAAAGAGAAAGATACTTCGTTGGATGGGAACTTTACAAAGTTTAAGGATATCTGGAAAAAGTCGCAAGGATTTAGCAAATGACGTATGCCAATCATCAATTACTTAAAGATCTGGCTCTTGAGTTTAAGAGGGATAAAAGCCCAAAGATTTTTAAGGAAATAGTTACAAAGGTGGATCGGTTGTTGTTTAAGACGATTCATAAGGCCAGAAGGAATAGACCTTACTTAAAAAAGGTAGATTTTTTAGACTTGTATCAAGATGCAGTAGTTGGTGTGTATCAAGCATTAAATACAGTTAAGGATGATGAACCTGGAAGTAAAGTAATTTATAGGATAGTTAGATATGCGTATAATGAAATAGGAAAGAATAATAAAAAATCAAATAAGGTTACATTTCCTTTTTCAATAGCGGATGTTTCTTTTCAAGTTTATCTTTATTGCTCGGACATGTCTCGCTCAGCAAAGTTTATTTCTGAAATTGAGAATACTTTGGTTGAGCAAACACCAGTTTATGCAAACCTTGAGTTAGAATATACTCGAGATAGATTGTCACAACTTATAGAGGAAGGAATTATTAGTACTGAAGAATTTACAATGATATGCATGCATCATGTTAATGGTGAAACTTATACTCATATTGCTAATCAATTTGGAACATCTATTACAACTGTTTCCAGAAAAATTAAAAAAGCTTTGAATAGATTAAGATTTGAATTTAGAAGAAGAAATTGGGAAGGTACTTAAAATACATTAGTTAGGCGGTATTTAAAGTATAATTAATAATGAGGGAGTTCTTAGTATGGGACAGAAAAAGAGAGATAGAACAACAGCTTGGCGAAATAAGCAATTAGCTATTGAGTGGAAGAGACGAACTGAACAAGCAATAGCTGAGATTAAAGCAAAGAAAGAAGCTGTTGAGGTGGAAAAGAAAGAAAATGCTGGAGAGGAAAAGAATGAAAAAGAAGATTAGTTTATGTATAGTGATGTTGTTTATATGTTTGTTAGCTGGATGTGCCGAACTTGGTCCGAATAGGATGAGTATTGGCTATGACCAACAACGATATAAAGCAGATAATGATGCTTATAGAGGATTTAATATTGGTTTTGAATGGGATTTAAAATGAAAGTTTATATTATGATTGGATTAATTGGTTCTGGTAAATCTTCTTGGGCAAAGATGACTGCAGGAGCTGATTTTAATACTATTCGAGTTAGTTTAGATGATATTCGAGATATGATTAAGGATAGATATATTTTTGATTATCAACTTGAACCATTGGTTCGTGAGATGGGTAGGGCTATGGCTTTAGCCGCTCTTGAAGATGGCAAGAATGTTATTATAGATGATTGTAATCTTATTCGAGAACATAGACTTGAACTTTGTAGATTAATAAAGTTAAAATTTTCTGATGTGGAGTTTAGATATGTTCATGTGCAATGCCAACCTGAAGTAGCTCTTGAGAGAAGGTTAGCTAATTTACGTGGTCAATCTAAATTTACATGGGAGCAAGTTATGGAAAAGATGGTAGCTGCTTTTGATGATGACCTTCAAGTTGATGGAAGTTATTTGCGAGATGAGTTGGGATCTGAATTATCAATTACTAAGGTAAATAATAATGGATAAATATATAGCAACAGCTTTTGCTGACATGGTGGCTAACTTACTTTAAAATGAATTATGTTCAGAATTTGATTCAGCACTACTGCATGGTTTCATGGGCATTGCAAGTGAAGCTGGAGAGTTACTTGATAAATATAAATATATGCATAACCTTGATGAGATTGATACATTAGTAGAATTATCTGATTTACTTCACTTTGCTCAAATGCTTATGGGTCAACTTGATATATCTCTTGCTGCTGTTGTGGAAGATGAGCAGAGGATGCATTGGACAGATAATTTAATTGAAATTACTGTTATGGGATTTGATATTAGAATACTTCAAGCATTGGCAGGATTATCAGGAGCTGCGGGTGAATTGTTAAATAGATATAAAAATTTATATACTATCACGGTGAGCCTTTTACAAGAATGGAGATAGGGAGAGGATTAGTTAGAGTTATTCATTATATATTAATGATGGCTGATTTATTTGGTTCATCAATTGATGAGATTATGGTTATAAACATGGCAAAACTTGGAGCACGATATCCAGATGGATATTCTCATGATAAAGCAATAACTCATAAAAGAGATAAGAAAAAAGAGAGAGCTGCAATTGTAGCTGCTCTTAAAGAATATAGAATGGTAAATTATTAGTGTGGATTTAGCAGGAAAGGAAGAAGGGGTTTATGGCTAAGCGTAGTAAGAAAAATGGTAAGGCTAATGTCAAGGGTACTACGAAAACCAGTAAGATAAAAGTTCTTGCTGAAGAAAAAAGACAATTTTCGACTGGTGCAAAACGTCAAGCATCTCGTGGAAAAGGGATGCCTGTTCTTGTGTCACCTATAGTTGAGGATATGTTAGCGAAACATTGTGAAGGTGGTGTGGAAGCTGGCTATCCTCCGCGTAATTGGGAGCAGGGATTGCCGCTTAGTGAAACGATGAATTCTATAAAGAGACATACTCGTGGCGAGCAAGAGGGACTTACTGATGAGAATCATGGAATTGCTGCAAGTTGGAATTGGATGGTTTATTTACATACAAAGGAAATGATTCGTCGAGGTTTGTTACCAGAAGAACTTGATGATATGCCTAATTATATTCCAAAAGAATGTCCTAAGCATCCTAAGTATAAAGCAAAGCGAAAGCCAACTGGCGATTGCTATATTTGTCATATGATTTGGGAGAATAAACATGAGTAAAGTAACAGCTTATTTTTCACACAGTATTAGAGGCAAGAAAGGAGTTAAAGCTACTGATGAAGATATGCAAAGGAATTGTGCTGCTGCATTAGAAGTTGCTCGATGGATTCGTGAAGTAGTTCCAGACATTGAGCTATATGTTCCAGCAGAGCATGAAGATTTTGTATACATTTGTTATGTAGATAAATATCTTACTGAGGAACAGATTCTTGAAGTTGATTGTAAAATATTAGCAAATCAAGATTTTCATATTGTGCATGAGGTAGATGGCTGGCTCGGTGGTGGAATTAAAGTAGAAATGGATCATGCAAAAAAGAATGGAAAGTTAATATTTTATGTTAGTAGTATGGATGATGCTACTGCTGCAGCTTTAAGAGTAATAGTAAAAGATTTTCAGAGAGCAAGAAGTAAATGAAAATTCCCAAAGAAATAAGTGAATTACCTATTATGAGTGATTGGTGTATCCTTTTAGGATATAGAGGTTCTATGGCACATGGAACTTATCGTCCTAATAGTGACCCAAATTCTATTGATGATATTGACTTAATGGGTTTTTGTATGCCACCAGTTGATTATTACTATGGTTTGAATACGCATGGCATTCACAAAGGAACAAAAGAAATCAAGGAAGATGTATGGGATATTGTTATTTATGAATTTAGAAAAGCTTTGAGATTACTTGAGAATGGTAATCCAAATCTTTTAGCCATGTTATGGCTGAATGATAATCTTTACCTTAAGATGACTCCTGCTGGTCGTGTACTTCTTGATAATAGGCATTTGTTTGCTACGAGAAAAGTTTATCATAGCTTTGTTGGATATGCACATGGTCAATTGCATAGGATGACTCATTTAGCATGCAAGGGATTTATGGGAGCAAAAAGAAAAGCTCTTGTTGAGAAGTTTGGATATGATACAAAGAACGCTTCGCATCTTATTCGTTTATTGAGACAAGGAATTGAATTTTTAATTGATGGTGAAATGCATGTCTTTAGAAAAGATGCTAAAGAATTATTAGCAATTAAGGATGGAGAATGGGCTTTAGAAAAGATTAAAGCTGAAGCGGAAAGATTATTTGTTTCTTCTGAGCAAGCTTTTATTCATTCAAAATTACCTGCTAAGCCTGACCATGGAAAAATTAATAGATTGTGTGTTGATATGGTTAGAGCTCGCTATCCTGATTTTGATGAAGGAATGTTACCGGAGGATTAAGATGATTTGTTTTTATCATGATGATGCTGATGGAAGATGTGCTGGAGCCATAGTTCATAAGTATATTCAAGAAGAATTTCCAAATACTTCTAAAAAATTTATTAAGATTGATTATGGTTGGTCAGTTCCTTTTGACATTGTTGAGCCAAATGAACAAGTTTACATAGTTGATTTTCATTTTTCTGTAGAGAATATGAAAAAATTATTTGATATTACAACTAATGTTAAAGTATTTGACCATCATAAATCTGCTGTGGAAGTAGTGAATAAATATCCTGAGGATGTGTGGGTTTGTCTTGATCCTGATGGAGATTTTGCTGGATGTGAATTAGTTTGGTTGAATCTTTTCTTTGGAGAAGAAATACCTACCGCTGTGAAACTTATAGCAGATAGAGATAAATGGGCATGGAAATATGGTGAAAAAACTGCTAAGTTTAATACTGGATTAAAATTGTATTCACATCAACCTGAAGATAAAATTTGGAATGAATTATTAGATGATGAAGGAAATCGCCACATTTTAGAAGAGATTATTTACCGTGGATATACATGTATGCAATATCGAGATAATATATGTAAAGAATTTAGAGATGCATGGGGATTTGAAGCTATTCTTGATGGATATAAATGTTATGTAATTAATCTTCTTCTTCGTGGGTCATCGTCTGAAGCGTTTGGAGATAAATTAAAGAAATATGATGTTTGTGCTGCGGTAGTTTATCGCAATGGTTTGTGGAAAGTTTCTTTAAGATCTGAAAAAGTGGATGTATCAGAGATAGCTAAAAAGTTTCCAGGAGGAGGAGGCAATGCTAATTCTGCTGGATTTGAAGGAGTGAAAGAATTACCTTTTATAAGTATGGGAGAGATATAATGTATCCAAAATTTGTAACATTTAAGTTAGTAACTGATAGTGGAAGTACAACTGATTTACCAGTTAATCCAATGAGTGTAATTTCTGTTTTAGCAATAACTATACCTGGAAAATTATCTGGACCTTCTGGTGAACCGATGTCAAAAAAGGGAGCAGGTTTAGATATTGGATTTAGAATTATTCCAGTTGATCATACTCCTGAAGAAGCTCAAGCTATGTTAGAAGGAGCTGGTGTTTCATTAGAGATAGAGGAAAGTTGAAATGTTTGAAAAGCCTGATTTTACAGTAACTGAAGTTTGGTTAACAGAAGATTATGCAGAAGGTTTGATTGACATTGGTTGGGCTACTAAGTCAGCAGGCTTTGGCCATCTAAGTTTTGATAACAAGGATGGGAAAATTCATTGTAGTAGTGAAACAATGGGACGAAATTTTGTTAAGAATGTTTTAAATAAACTTGTGGATGTTGCTATTTTTGAAGACGATGTTTTTGAAAGAGATGAATAATGTTTGTGTTGACAGAATATAGCGGTGGAAAAGTTTGTGGAATCTTTGACTCATTAGAAGAAGTTTATAATTATTTTGAGGGAAGAGAAGAACACAATTCAAGTTTGAGAAATCCTAAGTGGTTTCCTCATGAGGGTTCTTTGGTACTTTTACATCGTTATGAAGCTAATGGAGGGCAATGGCTTGCAAGATGGAGATTAACTGAGATGAAGAAAAACAGAAGAAGAAGCAGGCTCAAAGGACAAAGTGTATGGGAGCAGAAATCGTTAGATACACAAATAGTAGGGGAAGCTAATGTCAGCAAATAATATTGTTATAATTAAAAAAGAAGAGGATGAGAAGTTCCGAGGTTATCATAGAGATTACGACGCTTACTGTGAGGGGCAATATGATTATGAAGGTATTTGCACAATATGCAATGGAACAAATGTTCATCACAAAGTTATGAACGGCGATGGAACTTGTCCTTATTGTGATGATAATGGAATGATGCATCCACCAGAAGAAGATGTAGAGTTTGAAGCGGATACAATAGAAGGAGCTATTCAAGCATATAACATATGGTGTAGAAATAAAATTGATAATGATGAATTTGGAATGTTTTATGTTGAGTATGGATATCAATTTGAGGGTTTAGAGCCAAATGATGAAACTATCAAAGCTTTAGAAGAATCTGAAAGAGGTGAAGGAAAAATATTTGAAACAGTAGAGGAGATGTTTGAGGAGTTGGATAAGCCAACTATTGATGAATATCAGCAAGCTATTGATAATAAATTTTGTACTAAGAGAGGCCATCAAGAACAATTTCTCGATGAAGGATTGCATGCATATAATGAAGGGGAGACTCCTACGCCTGGCGGCGGAGGATGCATTTATTGTATTGGGCTTCGGCTATCATCAGAAAATGATAAGTTGAGAGAAGAGATGAGAAGAACGAAAAAGATGATTAATTGGTTAAAGTGTTTATTTGTTATCATAGGAATTTCAATAGGAACTATTGTTGGGGCGATGAGTGTTATTCTTTTTCTGGCATGGTTCACAGAGTATTACTATGGAGCATTTTTAGTTTCGCTTCCAAGTATATTTTTGATAGCTACGTCAACGTGGCTTTATCGAAAATGGTATGGAGCTCCAAGAGTGTGTCCTAAATGTGAAGGTTCAGGAAAAGCTTGTTCGGGAGGGGGATTAGCTGCTACTACATATGATTGTCCAAGATGTAATACAACTGGAAAGATAAAAGGTAGTAAATTATAATTATGGATTTACTTAATAAAATACATTTTGCTGATTGCTTTCAATTGATGTCGAAGATTCCTGACGATAGTGTGGATAGAGAAGATATTTTACATATAACAAAGTCAAAAAAGTTTACGTGGAATAATTTAAAAGTACTTCGAGAAGTAATTTGTCCATATATGAAGGATGGAAAACCAAGAGGATGGTTTATAGATGAGAATGGTAAGAGAGTTAGATGGACAGGGCTTGGTAATGTATGGACATATACTTCTCCTTTTTGGAAGAGTAAAAGTGATAAGCTTATTCATCCAGCACAGAAACCTTTTTTAATGATTGAGAGGTTAGTTCTTCTTTCCAGTAATGAAAGTGATATAGTGTTGGATCCATTTTCAGGCTCAGGAACTACTGCTGTTGTTTGTGAAAAAACAAAAAGAAATTATATTTGTATTGAGAAAGATAAAACGTATCACTCCAATTCAATTGAGAGAGTAGAGAGATTTAAAAAGGAATTGAATGCAGTTCTTTAAGGTGACTACCTCAGATAGAAGAAGTTTGGGATTAAGAAGGAATCCTACAATTTTAACATTCCCTTTGGGAAAATGGATTAAGTCTCCCGTAGTGAAGAAAGGTAAGAGTGACGAAGGTGGCATTTGGTTAGCAGCATCATTATCAAATGCCAAGAAATTAAAAAAGTATATGCTTGAACAGCATGGAAAGAGATGTAGAATTTTTAAGGCATCGATAGGGCAAATACTTTTTAAGAATAGTTATCGTATTAAAACAGATAAAGTAAAGTGCGAGGTTGAAATTAAATGAGTGATAAAGATGTTTGTGAAATGGAGGGAACTGTTACGGCTTTTATGTGTCTTATTGATTGGAAGTATGAGGCAGGCTTTAATGGTTCTGGAAATAGTATTTTTTATTCTGAAGAATCACTTAGGCAACATAGGCCTTGTGTTAAGAATTGTGGAATTGCTAGAGTTAAAGTTTCTTTTGATAAGGTAATACAAGATGAAGTCGAAGAGAGATAACGTTTATATTTGGATAACTTGGTTAACTAAACTCATTGCTGGTGAACAACAATGTGAATTTCAAGCTTGGTTTAAGGCTCATTATAAGCATGACAAAGTTAGTTCTGGTAATTTCCATTTAACTAAGTGGACGATTGAACATAATAATCTTGTTCATAAAAGTCGAGATGAATTTGAGGCTGATGGATATAAAGTAACTATTGAAGACCAAAATAGTTTTAGATTAAGACGGCCAGGTAATGTTACTGTTTCAGGCAAAGCCGATATTGTAGCATTAGCTGATGGTAGGAAAGCACTTGTGGTAGATTGTAAAACTGGAAAGTGCAAAAATAGTGACCAGGTGCAGGTACTGCTATATATGATAATTCTTCCTATGAGTATTGAGAGATATGAAGATATTGAATTTGATGGTCTTGTAATATATAAGGACGGGGAAGTTCCTATCTCTTCAACAGATGTAGATGAAGATCTGAAAAAGGTTGTATTTGATCTCATAGATAGAATTTCTGGAGATGAGCCTTTACGAAAAACACCGAGTGCTAACGAATGTAAGTTTTGTGATATTTCAAAAGATGATTGTCCCGAAAGAGTAGAATGATGGTTAAAGAATTGAAATGGTATGAAAGGTCTCGTCCAGAAGGTGTAGTAGAAAAGGTTTGGCTTAGTACAGCTACTGCAGAACAACTTGCAGAGATAAATGTTTGTGATTGGCTTGAAGGATATGGAGTAGTTATGTCTTTAGCTGAGCAAGAATTTATTCGTAGGTATGGATTTCTTTTATTAAAATATAGAGATGGCAAATGAAAGATATTAAAATAGATTTCAAAGGATGGTTTTATAAAAATTGTAAAAGACAAAGAAAAGCTGAAGCAAAGATTTGCCAGGTGTGTCCTTTTAGATCTTATATTGAAGAACAAGAAGCTTTACACTTAAAGGAAAATTCATGAGTTTTAATGTTGGACAAATTAAAATTGGTTTAGAACAAAATATGTTTGCAATGCTTGGACCTTGCGTGATTGAAGGTTTAGCCTCTTGTTTAGAGATTGCACAAGAACTTTTTCAAATTCAATCTCGAACAGATATTGGAATTATATTTAAGGGAAGCTTTGATAAAGCAAATCGTTCTTCTGTTTATGGCTATCGTGGCGTAGGAATGTATGAAGGATTAAATATTCTTAAAGAAGTGAGACAACGAACTGGGCTTCCTGTTATGACAGATATTCATACTCCTAAGCAAGCTGAGATAGCTGCACGATTTGTTGATGTGTTGCAGATTCCTGCCTTTTTGTGTAGACAAACAGATTTACTTTGTGAAGCAGCTAAGACTGGATTGCCTATAAATATAAAGAAGGGGCAATTTCAAGCTCCTTGGGATATGCAACATGTAGTTATAAAGATAAAAGATGTAGATGATAATGCTAAGATAATTCTTACTGAACGTGGAACTACTTTTGGTTATAATCGTTATGTTAATGATATGGTGGGCATTAGTATAATGCAACAATTTTGTCCTGTTGTTTTTGATGCTACTCATAGTGTGCAAAGACCTGGAACAAGCCATGGTAATTATTGGAGAGAAGGAATAATTTTAGCTAAGGCTGGAATAGCTTCTGGGGCAAATGGATTATTTATGGAAGTTCATCCTGATCCGCCTCATTCGAAATGTGATGCTTCAACTGTCATGCCATTGAGTTTAGTAGAAGAAATTCTTGTAACGTGTAAAAAGATTTGGGAAATAGTGTAGTGGAACGAATAATATTTGCTGCTATATTAAGGTTGGACAATTGCATTATTTTTGGTAAAGACCATGCGGAGTGTATTCAAAAGTCGCCGCCAGGAACTTGTATAACAATTCGTCAAGGATTTTTAACAAGTAAATATAGATTCATAAAAAGGAAAGAAGCAGCTTGGTTGGCTTTTCAAGCAGGGCAAATAGATAAGTGGAAAGATGGAGATATTTTATTAAGTGAAGAACTTTGGAGTGAGATATCAAATGGTAGGTTTGATTATGATGAAAAGGTAGGATATGTTTTAAGGAATTAAATATGGCTTATGCGGCAGTTTTCTTACTATTTATGATTATGATGTGCATTGTTATTATGTGGAGACGAGATGTTAAAGCACTTAAACTTAGAATAAAACAACTAAAAAATGAATTAATAAATACTAATCTTGGCCACAATAAAGAATGGAAAAAACTTAATGGACGATTAGAGTTGGCAATGGCTCAAAATTATTGTACGATGTGCGGTAGTATTTTAGATGGATATGTTCCTCCAGAAAAGGATAAAGAAGATGGATTATGAAGCTATTAAAAATTTAGTAGGTAAGGAATGCAAGGAAGTGCGATTTAATACAAATATATTAAATGATGAAATGTGTTTGAGTTTTGATGGTGGTATAAGTGTGTACATTGGTGCTTGTATTAGTAGTGATAAGCATGGTATAAAACCATATCTTCAAATTAGAAGAGGAACATGGCCACAGGAGAGTGAAGATGAAAGTTAAACCAGTTTTAGATAAAGTACTTGTTCTACCCATTGATCCTGAAACTAAAACAAATACAGGTCTTGTGCTACCTCTTCATAAAATGGTATGCAATGAACCTAAGAAAGGTTTAGTTCTTGCTGTCGGACCAGGCGTGGAACTTAATTGTGGTAAAGTAAGGAAGACGACAGTTAAAAAGCATGATATAGTTTTATATACTGGATGTGAAACAACAGAAGTAGAAGTGAATGGTGGAAAAGCTTTATTAATGGCAGAGGTAGATATTATAGCAGTGGTGGATAAGAAATGTTAGAAAAATGTAGAGAGGGTAAACATCCATTAGTTGAGATATTATCATCAAGTTTGGGATTTGATGCTTATGCTACAGTGCGTTGGTGTCCAGTGTGTGGAGCTGTTGTAGTTGATCAAGATTATGATAGTAGAACTAATGCTGGTCAAATAATGAAAATGAGGTTTCCTTCTTATTTAAGAGAGAAAACTAAAGTATAATTATATAGAGGAATGAAAATGGAAACAGTAAAAATAAGAAAAGAAGAATTACTTGAAGCATTAAAAAAGAATCGTGCTACTCATAGAAAAATATTTGAAGAAGCTCAAGAAGGTTATCGAGAAGAAGCTATTAAGTTACTTGATAAGGCTTTAGATGATGCACGAAAAGGAAAAGAGATAAAAACTTTTATACAGTTACAGGCACCTATTGATCAAACTAAAGATTATGATAGAGCAATACGAATGATTGAGATGTCTGTTGAAGATGTTATTGAGATAGATGAAAAAGATTTTGCTTGTTACATAATGGATGATTGGGATTGGAAAAGACAATTTTTAACCACGAATGCTTTTTATTCAAAAACGCTAAAAGCGTAGAAAGGATCAGAAATGTTTTTTGATTTTTTGTTGGAACAAAAACCAAAGACAGGGACGGAAATTGTAAATGAAGTGATAGGACAGTTTGAAAGTATTCAAAATAAGTTAGAGAATGGAATTAGTCTTATTGAGGATGACATTGCTGTTAATGAAGAAAAGATTGCTAAGTTGGGTATGGAAAATACAGCATTGGCTGATACAAAGCATCGGGCGAGTAAAGCTATAATTGGTCTTAAAGCGATTTTTGGTGGCTAAGATGGATAAAGATAAACAGTTGGAAGAACTTCAAACTGAGAATGCAGAATTAAAACAATGGGTTAGTGATTTGCAATCTGGAATGTACATTAACTGCGTTTATTGCGGCCATCGTTTTGGTCCAGCTGAAAGCACTCCTGTATCAATGGCTGATACATTAAAGGAACATGTAGAGAATTGTCCGAAGCATCCAATGAGTAAATTGAAAGCAGATATTAAGACATTGCAGAATGCTCGACAACATGGTAATTACCTTCTAAAGAAAAAGCAAAAGAATGCTCAGCGACTGGATAAGATAATAAGACAAATAAGGGATAATGCTGAAGAGGCTAAGGTGAGTATAGCAAAAGCTATGGAAGATAATATGAGAGCAAAACTTTTACAAATTATACCTGCTAATGATTGGTGGGCAATGATGGAATCAAAACATAAGAAAATATCTTTTGTTCCTTTGATGGCTTGGGCGATAGTCGAGATTGAAATAGTAAATACTACTTTGGGCGGTTCAAGTACTCATCGTGATTTTGTTGGACTAACTAAGACTGGTTCGATTCTTACAATTTTAGAAGAATCAGATAATTTTGTTATGTATTGTACTGCTGAACAAATGAAAAAAATAAAGACTGAGTATGCAAAGGATTTGGTAGATGAGATTTATCGAAGAGTAGCGGAAGAGGAAATAGTAGATTAGGTGGGTTGACTATGAAAAGAAGAAGTTTTCTCAAAGGATTTCTTGCAAGCTTAAGTGGAGCGACAGTTGGCTGTGCTGCATTTGAAAAATCAATTGAGCCTGTTCCAACAAGAGAGAAGAAATCTATTCCAAAAAAAGAAAAGAAAGAAACACCACTACCACATAGTTATGAGTGGAGTAATATTGTTGTTACTACTGCTGGAATTCCTGGCATACGAGTTGGTGTGTTGAGAAAGTGTGACAATAAAATATTGATAAATGAATTATCAAATGAGGATGGAGTTGTAAGTGGGGAGATTCCATTTTCAGGAGAAGTAATTGTTCGAGCACGAAAAGTTGGTTATGTGCCCTTTCAATGTTATGCGGAAATTTATCCAGATAGGGCGACGCATGTAGCGGCGATATTATCAGAAGATAGAATATTTGAGTGGAGTGAAGAGAATGCATAGTAGAAGAGCATTTCTAAAAGGAGCTTTGGCTACAGTCGCATCAATTAGTTTAATTAATTTGAGTAAAGCTCAATCTAAAAAGCCAATAGTTTTTAATAAAAAGGTTAAGGTTAAAAAGTCAGTAATTGTTGATGGCTTTACGATTGATAGTAAGACTAAGAAAATTTCTTATGCTGGTAGTTCTGATAATCAAATTTCAGTATTAGATTTTTATAAACATTTGAGTGATGAATGGGATAAGCCAAATCATATGGATGATGATGTTCCAATGGTGGCAATAACTCCTAATATGTTTGAAGTGCAAAATGAATGGATAATAACCGAAGATAGTTTTAAGAATTTTAAGGATGGCTCAATTAGAAATGGAAACGGAGATATTTATGCTCATGTTTATCATGTGGGGCAAATAGATGATACTTGTTCAACGTGTATTTATCAGAATGGTAAACCAATTAGTAATTGGATAAGAGGTAAGGTTAATGTTTTGGTTAAAGCTAAACAGGGATTAATGAAGACTATTACAAAAAGATTTAACAGAACAGAAGAGTTTACTAATTGCATTGGTTTTGGTAGTTATCCATTTCCATATTTAGTTCAGAGGAATTTGTGGGAGTAAGAAGTGGAACATAAAATTTGGATGGCAATAGAAATTTTGAAACAAATGGCCGATGGAAAGGTACTTAAAACATCAGATGGATACACTGTTGGTATGGCTGAGAATGGATTTGTTGGATTCGTAATAGAAGGAAAAGTAAGTTTGTTCTCAGAGGTATCATTTGGTGACCTTGTTCAGATGTGTGATGAAGATAATATAATTGTGATTCCAGAATCGGGAAGGTGTTCAGCAACAAAAGGAAATCTATCCAACAAACCCAAGCAGGCAAAAATACGAAATGAAAATGTAATTAAAGAAATATTGGATCGTATTAATAGAAGACCTGTGGATAGATACTATGTTACTTTAGCTAATTGGCCAGAAAGTAGACATTCAGAAATTATGCATCATGCTATGCTACTTTTTGATGAAGGTTGCATCGACGGAATACTGTATCCGAATAAAGAATTTACTGCAAAACATTTGACCGAAGTGGGAGAGTTATTACTTAAGAAGTTGAAGGATAAGTAAGATGCCTAAGAAAACAAAACTTATTTGTGATAAGTGCGGGAAAGAAATTAAAGAAGGATATCAACAAAGATATATGATTGTAGTTAACATTGGTTATGCTCATCAATATAATGATGGTGGAAGTTGTCCTGCTGTAGATAGAGAAAGTCAAAAGTTTTATTTACATTTTGATTGCTTTAGAGATGTTTATAAGAAGTGTCCTTATCTTGGACCTGATGATTTGAAGTGAGGAAGCAGCTATGAAATTTAAACAAACAGGAGATTCTTTATCCATCGTTTCTACTGGTGGATTAGATGCAGAATTTGAAGTGGAAACTTTAGAAGAGCTTTGGGATTTAGCTTTTGAGAAAGCAGTGATAATTTGCTTAGCACCGACTAAAACTAAAGTTGGAGAAAAGAAGTTTACGATATTTCATCCTACTGATTATTGAGGAATGTAAATAACCCGACCGAGAGGTGGATGGGAATATTGATAGGACAGTCGGCGGTTCTATTGGTTGTCTATCTACTCAGAATGTATGATGGACTTTGCAGAATCCGCATACAGCAGGAGCAGAGCCTGCCTCGGCCATTTTAATTTTGGAGAGATTATGGGATTACCATTTAAGATATTTGTTGAAGTGGATGGTGTGAAAAAGGAAGTTTCTTTTGAAGAACCCCGAACTGGTATATTAACATTAGGAGAGATGGTAGATTTACATCGAGCTCATGGTTCAGAATTAGAAAAGGAATTGGCTCTAATTATTGGTAGACAAGTAATGAGAACGGTGGAAGATGAGAAATAAAGGTATAGGTTCGGATAGACATTGTGGCAATTGTGGATGGCTGGGAAAGGATCGTAGGTTTTGTACTAATCCTAAAGGAGTATGTTGCGGGACAATATCTCAGCATCATTGTAATGAATGGAAGTCAGTAGAGAAAGTTAAAACATGAAAAGAATCTTTGGCTTAGTTAAGAAAATTTGGGATAAGGGATTGAGTTGGATATTAGTGGCACCGGGATGCGTAATTATTCTGATACTTCTATTATTCGTCTATGTGGTTGCAGCTATTCTAATTGTATTCGCACCTGATAATCCACTTGTCTTGGATGTAAGGAAATAAAGATGGAAGACTATACAAAAATCAATATGTTAATGTGTGAAGTGGCTGACTTAAAAAAGAGAGTAGAAAGACTTGAAAGAGCGAGAAGGCCAAGACGCAAACCAATTCAGAGAAAGAAAAAAGTTGAATAAGAACTCTACTTTTTCTATCTTTTTTATTATAATTTAAGTGCTCCTCCTTAGTATAGTTTATATCAAGGGATATATAAACTACATTTTTTAAAAGTATACAACCTTTTTTGATAAGCAAAACTTAATTTACACGTCTAAAAACTGGGATTGATATAATATGATTAATGACCCAAATCCTTTCGACCAATTGAATAATCTGTATAAGAAAATTCCAATGCTTCCAGGTGAAGTTTCTCAGATGAAACATTTGACTCCTGAGGACAAAACTTTGCTGCAGAGGATTGGATTAACTGCCACTCAGGTCAAAAGGGATTTATTAAAAGATATACAGATTCAGTATGATAGATACAGTTTATATCACCAGATTGAACGAGCATTAGAGCATCCTATCGTTGGAGCTGCAACTGAGTTATATGCCAACTATTGTACAGTATTTAGTACGATGCATAATGCGACAGTTTGGATTACATCAGAAAGTCCCACATACCAGAGAGAGCTTACAAAGCTCCTGGATAGAATAGGTATAGAAGAAAAGATATTTGATTGGGCTTACACTACTGGTTCCTATGGAGATATGTTTGTAAAGATTAATGGGATACCAGGCCAAGGAGTTATTTCAGTAAATGATGATGAACATCCATTGAATATTAGTAGGGTAGACCATGAAGGAGTGCTGGTTGGATTTTACAAAACTCCTATGGGTCAGACTTCAGAAATACAACATTTACAAGCACCTTGGGAATATAGTCATTTTAGATTATTGGGTGGTAAGAAGAAGAGACCGCGGTTTGGTGACCCAATGTATTCAGAGTTTCGTACTATGCACTTATTAACGGGAATGGATACGAAGCAGGTTACAACTAAGTATGGTACGTCGTTGATACTGAATGCACTGCCATCTTACAGGAGACTGAGGTTAGCAGAAGATAGTTTATTGCTTGCTCGGTTGAGTCGTGGTTTGATTCGTTACATATGGAAGCTAAAAGTTAATAGTGGAAATATGGAAGCGGTTGGTGAACTTATTGATCAGTATAGTAGAGTTCTACGAGAAGCGAGAGCTTTTGATACCAGACAGGGTTCGGCAAACTTTGAGAGTCGTGAGAACCCAATGTCTGTAATAGAAGATATTTTCCTGCCTGTGTGGGATAATGTTGGTGACTTAGTATTTGATAAGATTGGTGGAGAGGCTGACATACGATGGATTAGGGATATAGAAGATTTACGGCAGCAATTAGCCGCAGCTTTAAGAACTCCATTACCTTTGTTAGGTGCGTATCTTAAGGAAGCGACTGGTCCACTCGGTAGTGAGGCTATTGAAAAGTTAGATATTAACTTTGCAAGGATGGCAAGAAAACTGCAGAGAGCAGTACGAAATGGGATTAAGAGGATTTGCCAAATTCATTTAGCTTATATGAATATGGATCCTGACCCACAGCTCTTTGATGTACAAATGCCTGAAATGAGTACGGCAGAAGAAGAATCGCTTAAGGCATCATTGAAAGATGGTATTGGTGTCATTGGTGACTTCATGGACGTAGTAGATAGGGTTACAGAAGATGACCCAAGGAAGATAGATAAGATTGAAGTGTTCCAGTGGTGTAATGAGAAGTTCTTGAAACTGGAAGATTTTGACCTTAAAGACTTCGTAATAGATGAAGAAACGGGAACACCATTACCTGAATGTGCTCGTAGGAGACAGAGGATGGAGACTCAATTGAAGCTGCAAAAGATATTTGAAAAGGAAATGAAAGAGCAAAAAGAAAGTCTGTTTCCGAAAGAACCAATCTTTGATATGGATTTAATGTCCTACTTCCCAACAGAAATCCATGATAGCAAGGGTGAAATAA